CGATCGACATTTCGTTAAGCAATTTGATCGACTTGATCTCGATCTCATCGCACAGGTAGGCGCTGCGCATGCCGTGCATCAGCGGCCCCTTGGTGCGATAATTCGTTTCGAAATTATACATATAGCCCGCGCCGGTGCTGTCCGGCCGATGGTAGAGATACCAGCGCGCGTTCGCCGCGGCATCCTCCCAACCTTTAATTTGCGTCTGTTTGGCCATCATCTCGGAACCGAGCAACTGCCGCAGATGGTCGAACTCCTGCATCACCAATTTCGACGGACCACCAACCTCCACGTTGACCATGCAGTCTCGATAGGCGGCGCAGAGATGAAACAGTATCCAAGCGGTGTGCCGGGGATCATGATAGTTAGTAACATATTCAGCAACTTGAACTATCTTATCCGCGAAACATCTAAACACCTCGATCGCGTTTCCATCCTTGTGATCGTTTCGACCATAGGCGCCGTCGTAACCGATGACGTATTTTCCATTTTCCTTTGGCTCCTCCCAGACCTTCAATTCGATCTGGTCCGGCGAATCGACATCCGGCTTCAACTCGCGCATGGAGAAGTGATAGAAATCCGTGCCGACGTCGTATTCGTAGGCCTTGTAAACGACGCCGGCTTCCTTGATCGCCTGAATGTCCTTGTTAATCTGGCGCGTCGCGAAAAAGCTGTAACCAGTTTGGACGAAACTCTGTTGTTCGGTCCACGGCTGATTTTGATCGAGAAGATCGCGCTCGGCGCCGGCGTCCTGCTCCTTGAACCGGAACCACGCCAGTTGCTCCGCCGTGATCTTGTGGCCGTAAAGCCGCGCGACCTCGGCGATCAGTTCCTTCTCTTCCTGAACCGGCGGCTGCTTGCCATAAACCGAGAACAACGGGTCACTGCGCGCGACCATATTCGACGCGCTGGCCCACCAACCGATGAAAAACGAACGCTCGGTCAGAATATTGCGCTTGCCAGCGGCGTAGCGCTCATGCCAGTGATTATAACCCTTGGCCGTGCTTTCATACACGAACAGCCGATGCGGGTTCTGCTGCGCGAAACCTTCCTCGAGGCTCTTTAATCCTTCAACATCGCCGTAATTCGAGACCTCGGTCAGATGCGCGAATGCGTAACCGACGCCCTCAGCCCATCCGATCGACTTCTTCTTGGTTCCGGCGACGAGCAGATCGAGCCTCGCGCCGTTGCTAAATTCCAGCACCGACCGATTGTTCTTGACGATGCGAAACTCGTCGCCGAAATACCCTTCCGGAAACGACTCGACGTATTTCACGATCAGCGAGCGGTTGGCTTCGCGCTTCTTCTCGTCGTCGGTGACGAGGCAACCGATGATGCCAGGGTGCATCGCCGGCCAGAACACATCGACCAGCGCGATCGAGATCGTGGTGATGCCTAATTGGCGGCTTTTGAGGCAGTTGAACTTATGGATCCCGTCGTCGAGCCCGGCTCCGACCTCCTGCATGAACCGCCGCTGGCTGTCCCACAGATCAAGTTTGGACCCGCGCCCGTCAGTCGATACGACCTCCTTGGACGAGATGCGAATGTCCTTGATGAAGGTCTCGAACAGGTTGACCCAGCGGGAAGCTTTAAGCGCCATCAGTTCGCGCCCCAATAGACGGCGCCCGTCTGCCCCTCGAACTCGAAATCGTGCTCCTTCAGCAGCGCCCGCGCCGCGTCCAGCTTCGCCTTGTCGCGCCTCATCGTCTCGGCGCCGCGCTCCTGCTCGGCGGCCTGGGCCTCGATCATCGGGCCGAGCTTATTCACTTTGCCAGCCTTCGCCTTGAACCGGGCCGCCGCGGCGCGCAGCTTCTTGGCATTGCGCTCGGCCTCGACCATTTTCTGCGCGACTTGAATAATCTGGCCCTCGATCTGCTTGATGGCGTCGCCGAGGATGTCGAACTTCTCCCATGCGCCATTGCGCTGATGGATCGACGCCATGACGTTGTTCACCGCGCCGATCGCGACGTTCATAATCATCGCGACTTCGTTATCGGCGCCGGTCGGATCGACCTGGCCAGTCTCGTCATAGCGGCGCCGGCGCTCGGCGTCGGAGAGGCAGTCATGCGCCAGCCGCACGAGTTCGAAGCTCTCGGCCGAGCCGCCGGCATCCGGGTGGACGCTCTTCGCGCGCGACCGATAGGCTTTGCGGATCGCGGCTTGGTCGGCGGATTTGTCGACACCGAGGACTTCATAGAGATTGGCGGTCATTTCCAGCCCCTAGCGAACGAACAGACAAAGCGCGGCGACGCCGACGCCCACGGCGAAAACCACCGACAAAATCACGTCCGTCATTTTAACCCCTGTTTGTCTTTCCAGAGATCCGGATCGGGCTCTGTCGGCTCGACCGGCCAAGGACCAGCGGGCCACCCGTCGTCGGCTTCGCCGGTGTGGTCGACCATATCAGCCGGGCCTTCGACTTCCTGCTCGGCGATCTCGGCCTGGTTTAGCTTCTCGACCTGAACCTCGCCCGCCGCGTAAACCGTATGCTCGATGCACAGGCGCACGGCCTCTTCGGCCGAAGCTCCGGCGCGCATGGCGCCCATCGCGAACTCCTCGGATGTGCCGACGGCGGCCATCGTCTCGCCGCAACCCGAGACCAAACCGTTTTCCCGCATGCGCCTGATCTCGCCGGACGGCTCCAACCAGATCGCCTGAAAAGCTTCGCCATCGCCGAGCAACGTCTTCAAATCCGCGACGAACACGTTACCCGGCGTTCGTTGATATTCGGTCGAGTTCTGGAACAAATTCCTAAACCACAGGCACACTCCGGATGGCCCAGCGCAGGCGCCAAGCGCGCCGTCAGGGGCTCGACTGATCTTCTTGATGTTGGTCGCGTCGATTACGTGCTGGCAAAACACGGCGCCGTCGGCAGCGACGACGCCATCACGAATTGCGATGATAGTCATTTCGCCACTCCCCGTTTCAATCCGGCCTCGATCAGCAGCCGCGCCGCCGTCGTCTTCGTCACGCCGATCTTCTCCGAATAAGCCGTCAACCGCGACATCAGCGCGGTCGAAACAGGAACCGTGACCCGCTCGCGCTTGGCGTCGGCCTTTCGCTTATATACGCGGGGCATTTTCCGCCAGTCGGTTCTCAACCGCCCGAAGAACTTCGCGCTGCTCCCGCTCGATCATGATCTGCAACGTATGCGCGGCGGCCTCGGTCTCCTGCGAAATAAGCCCGCTGGGGAAATCCACGTTCAAGTTGCGAACCAGGCGGCGCGCGGCGGTGAAAAGCGTTTCTTCAGACACGCAATCTCCTGTCTAAATTCGAACGGGGCTGGCCCCTCGCCCGAGTTTCCAGCCCCGCCGTCTTCCAAGCCTGAGCCTCGTCAGGTTCGGCAAGGAATTCACAATTGCTCGACCACTTCCTTCAGCATATCGCGGAGATCGCGCCACTCAACCCGGCCGGTGCGCCAACGCGTGCGCTCCCAAACCAAATTAAGGATCTTGGCTCGCCGCTCTTGCGAGATCGGGAAACGGTTGACCTGATCGCCTGGGCAAGGGCCGGGAGTCTGGCCCTTGTAAAGCTCGTTGCCGTCCGAACCCGTCTTCACATAGCCCGGCAGGCCCGGCGCGTAATCGTCGGCGATCGCCTTCGCGGCTTTGATGGAACCCTCGAACGGGTGGCCCGGTGAGATGTTCTCGACTTCCGCCATCCTAGCCTTATTTTCCTGCTCGATCGCGAACATCTCCTCGACGGCAATCGGATCCGCGCCTCGGCGCACGGCCAGGCCAACAGCCATTTCTTCGGGCGTCGGGCCTTGTGTTTTTTCCGCTAATTCAGCAACAGCTTCTTCGGCGGCCTTGTGCTTCCGCCCGCGCGCCGGCGTCTTACCTTCGTCGTCGAAAAGCCCTGACATTTTGTCTCCTAAATTAAATTGCGGCGCTGGATGATTGAACCGTTGATTGGGGCCCTCGAGCCTTCAGGAGCCGGCATCGCCCTTCCCGGTATTGGGCCCGCCGCGCGGCCCGCAAGTGCTGCTCCTAAACTGAATTAGGCCTGGGGCTACGCACAACCTGAAACCCCATTGCATCGGATCATATCGTATCGTTCTAGCGCGTCAAGCAAATTAAAGGTGGAGTGCTAATCCGCCCCGACCTTTTAGCGGTTGGCCCGGTAAGTCGTTGAAAATGTTAATTTTTTCCGGGGCAGGGTCGGAAGGGGCGCGCGAATCGGCGAAGCCGAGGACCATTCAAATTTTTCGAAGGCCCCCTTAAATCCCTAGCAGTATCAACGCCTTACCTCCACCCCTGCCTTGCCAGCGCTCCACCTCGTCGACGTCAAAATCGGATTCGCATAATCTCCATTATGGAACCTGAACATTGTTCTCGTAACGATTTCAACACGTTATGTGCTAAATGAATTAAGGCGGCATTATGCGATTAGCCTATGAGCCTTTAAGATCATTGGCTTCCGCACGGATTTAGCGGGTTTTGGCGCCTAGAGCGCGCGTTGTGGGCGTCGAGGCCTCGGCCATCTAGCGCGCGAGGCGGAGTTGCGGTCGAGGCGATCGAGGCGATCGAGGCGCTGGGAAACCTGGCCGCGCTCTAGGGCGCGCTCTAGGGCGCGCTCTATAGAAAGTTTCCACCCGCAGCGCCGTATAAGAGCAACGCGCGTAACGCCTAAGAGCGCGCGTTAAGACGCATAACTAATTTAAGCGTTGCGGCGATATTAACGCTTAATCCTGCCAGCCGGAATCAATCGACGGCTTTATAGCCGGCGCGCGATTGGCTTGTTTGCGCTTAGGCTGCACGACTGGCGCCGGATCGGTCGCGACGTTAGCTTTTCGCGCCGCCGTGGCGAGACTTCTTAGGCTGTGACTTTTAGCGCGCAATCGATTCATGCTCTCGACCATATTCTCGCGACGCTCTTTTGCGCGCTCAAGCGCTGGCAAAGCGTCAGCGAGAATCGCCTTGATCGCCTCTCTGTGCTGATACCAGGTCGGCTTATGCGCCCTCGCGATCTGATAGAGTGCATGGTCGGAACGCGGAAGCGGCGCGCAATCCGTCAACCAGTAATGCCAAACAAGACGAATCAGCGCACCCGTCGCCGCTGAGTTGAGCGAAAGCGACCGGGTATCGTCAAAAATAATGTGCAGCGGCACAGGCGCGGGGTTCAATCTTCTAACCATACCGCTGAATTTACCGCACAAATGCGGCCTTTTCAAAATTATTTCGTTCGAGGCACGAAAAACGCTTGACGGAGTGTAGTCTCTATCGTAGTCTCTAATCATCGAAACACAGCGCGAAAGCAGCGCAAGCCAAACGAGGCTACGAACATGAAACAAGTATCGAGCGATGACTGGGCAATTGCTCTCTGCTGCGAATTTTTGTTACTTTGGACGCGCGGTCTCCCACTGGCCAAACTATTGGCCATTGTTCCCGATCAAGAAGCGTCGCACATATGCGTGGTTAATCCCGCGAACCTTGACGAACGCTACAGCGGCCCTGACTTCGCGCCGGCGCTATGGGCCGCTATCGATGCCGTCGAAAAAGCACAACCGGAAACGATCCACGCTTGATTCGCGCTCGCGCGTCACGAAAGGAATCTGTCATGCTGAACACGCTTAAACGCAATGCGGACGAAGCCCGCGCGCATTTCGAGACGCTTGTCGCCTCGAACCATCCAGGCTGCGACAAATGGGACTGGTACCGCGCTTTGGACCACGCCGGGCCGAATCCAATCGGCCACCCGAACGAAGACACGTCGCGCGACGCGGCGCTTGCTGGCGACCTCGACCTCGCAAGCACGCATGACGCCTATATCAGCGCGCTCCACATTTACTATCGCGCTCGCGACGGTGAGCACGGCGTCCTAGGCGGCGTCTGATTCGCGCGTCACGAACTCGAAACTGGAGCGAGACAAATGTCTACAATTCTTATAGACCAAGACGGCTATAAATTGACATCCTTTGGCAACGGTTGCGCTTACTCGCTGGAGCGGCGTGGCTGGAGCGTCGCGCTGCAAGGCGACGACGCGAACCAATTGCGGAAGGAGATAACCGCTTTTGAAACGGCTTGGCCTTGCGCCTCGCGCGCCGCATTGGCCGCCTATCTATGGAACACGCTGGAATACGGATCGGCGGCGACGCCACTTGAAACAACCTGACTCGCGCGATACGAAAGGAAAAAATCATGAAAACTTTTGGCGATAGGATTCGAGCGCTCGATTCGCGCGTCAACATCGGCAACGATTCGCCCTGCTGGTTCAAAAAACCCCGAATTGTGTGGGGCGTCACCTTGGACGGTCATTACGTCGGCGCTCCGCGCTGCAAAAGCGCTGAAAGCGCGTTGCGCAAAGCCGAAGCGCTCAGCCGCGAGCTAAAGGCTCAGCCTTGTCCCCTAGGAAAGCCGCTGATGCGTTTTAGAGCGTCGGCGGCCCCACACTACCGCCGACTTCCTTTTCGTCAATCCACGGCCCGCCGCTCCACGGAGAAACAGCCATGACCTTCCTACTCGGAATGATCGCCCTCAACATCGTCCTGATTTACTGGTTCGACATCGAAGACGGCTTGACCCAGATTATCGTCTGCTTGGCGACGACGATCGTCGCGGGCTCGTTCCTCTGACAGACTGACTCGCGCGCCGCTAATTAAATTAGCCTTGTGCGCCAGTTGGCCGTGCGCCAGTCCTTTAAAATTTTAAGTTGGCCTAGTTTGTCTCGCGACGTTAGGCGCGCCAGGTCCCTGGCCAGGGGATAGGTAAAACCTATACCCACTGGCGCAAGGACTGGCGCAACCAAACCTTAACAGGAATGCGCCACTCCTTGCGCCAGTCTGCGCCAGTCCTAAAAGGTCTGGCGCAGCCCTTAATTTGGCTAATCGAACAGCCCTTTTTCGCTTAATTCGTCCGACTCGCGCGTCACGGTCGGCTTAATTTTAACGACCTCGACGTAAGATTTAGTCTTTCTGTCCTTATTTTTGCGCGCGACCTCCCTTAATTTGCCGCTCTTAATCCAAGCCGAAAGGATCATTTTGGCGTGCGCTTTGTCGTCGGGAACATCGAGGTCGAGGTCGTGCGCTCGCGCGATAGGCCGCCCCGCCCATGCGTCGCCGGCGCGCGGATCAAGCCGCCAATCGCCCGATTCGAGTTCGGCGAGCGCCCCGGCTTCCCGCCTCAGCGCCTCCTCGCCGCCGTCCGCCCCGCACCCGCGAACCGCCTCCCCGACCGCCGCGTTCATATCGAACTGGGCCACGACGCCGACCGAATCCCCTGACATGAGGCCGTCTATCAGCCCCTCTCGCGCGTCGCCGTCGACCGTTTCGCGCGTCGAAGCCGGACCCGCCGCCCCGTTCCCCAACAGAACCGACCGAAGCTCGAACCAGGCTTCCGCCTCCCCTTCGGCGGGCAAGGCCAAATTCGACGATGTGTCGGCAAATCGGAACAACCGCCGGGCCACTGACGACAGCCCCATGCGCGCGCCCTCGGCTTTCGTCATGCGCGCCATTGCTCGAGCCGAACGGGAGGCCGCTATCAGCGCGATCGCGCCGCGTCCGTCCTCGACCGTGACTTCGGCGCCATTGAGCTTGCGAACATGGTGCACGAGCTCGACCGCGCACCGCGTCACGTCGGCGACGTAGGCCCACCGTTTTGCTACCATGTCGATAGC